TATCTAACATCATCAGCGCGCCGAGCCCTATCATTTCGAAAAACTCCAGGAACCCTCAATCTCTCGGCCTCCCGCCGAGCAATGTACTCATGATAGGGCACCCACGGGCGCCTTTGTCCAGCATCTTCATACGGAAGTTCATACCTTCTCCTGTTCATATGAAAATCTGAGAGTGGACAAAACTACGCCCCTTTACTCAAATTCAAACTGATTCGGATTGTCCAAATCAATAATTTCTTCTCCCGGGCGCATAGGAGGCGGGAAAAGATCAACATAATCTGTTCCATCCCAATGATGCGGAGGCTGAGCAGCAACGTGAACCGCCCCTGTTCTCATCACCGTTCCAAACTCTCTAATTCTCCTATGAAGCGGATTTTGATCCCACCCCATCTGATGAGTCCTTTCAGAATTATACCATTCCGAAGGATCCTGATTAGACGTAAAAATAATACGCCTAGAAGTAAATTGAACATATCCTCCTTTGGTCTCCACAAGCATGGGATTCCTATCCAAAAGTTTCAATAAATCTGAAAACTTACAACAAAAAGCATAAAATTCATCCCAAATGACTGTCTCCTGACCGTCGTAGTCATCCCACCACTTCGTCCCATCCTTCCAATATGCATCTGGATAATGATCTTTAGCCCAACGACTCTTTCCTGTTCCTGAAGGACCGATTATAAAATAAAGCTCCATAGCCCAATCACGCTTTGGCATTTTGATACGCTTATATTCCTTCAGCCCACGCTGATATCTAAGAAAAGTGCCGAAAAAATTATCGGCAATATAGGCCATAGACTTCCCTTCATCAAGGGCCCGCTTAACGGGAGTAAGATCTGACCTAGCCCCCTGACCGGGTTTTGGAGCACCCCATTCCCAAGGACCGTCTAATCGGGTCTCATGCTTCATGGCATAATTCCTCGCCTCCTCCATAGTCCCTCTTCTAACTTCTAGATGAGCACCCTCCATGCCTTCACAGTTGTTCTGAACCCAATTGTAGCGCTTCACTCCAACAAATTCAACATAACCCTGATAATGAAGGCGTGATGTGTCTGGGCACAACTCCAGCTGATAAACACAATAAGTACAATCTGGCCACAGCGAAGGATCTAAAAGTGGAAAATTTTCTTGATCCTGAGGAAACTTTGTAAAAGTCAAGTTCCTTGCACGCGCCAAACGGTTGGCCATATCAACACCTCAACAACCCCCTATGGCCATAAAAATCTGTGCCACTGCGTGGCACGAAGTTGCCGGTAATACTGGACGGCAACTTCGTGTCCTCGGGCTATCGCCCTCCGGGATTTTTTTAGAGGTATGCAAACATTTTTTTTGGGATCCTCTGGCCATTAGGAGCTCAGGAATTGTCGCTCCCGCACTTTTGGAGTTGTTTACTCAAAATTTACTCTTTTTTTTTTCTAATCGCCGCTTTTCGGACTCAAAAAATTTTGTCCGAGCACTAGTTTTTTAACTTTTTTTGAGAGATAAGGTGCGCAAAAACATTTTATGAATGTCGGAAGAAGAGATGGCACACAACCAAGAGGGAATTATCGAAGAGAACGAACACTCGCCGGACTTCCCACGATACAGGAAACGCTTGAACATCGAAGACGAGGATCAAGAGGTTCTCAGCGCATCAAGCGATGGCGTGCAAGTCAATTTGACCCGCTCAAACGCCTTTGTGGAACAAGACCATAGACTTCCTTGTCTGGTTTGCGAGGTTGGAGCAGACGACCCTTGCAGACACGGTCAAAAAATGCGCCAAACATACTTCAACGTAGGGTCAAGACATGCAGCCAAACAACCCATGGTCTACGAGCCCATGGAAGAAAGTGACGACGAAGAAGATAAGGACCTTGCTTGGTTCTTTAAGAAGCACCATCCTGACATCGATAAGCACAGGCAAATTGCATGGTGTCGCACTTTCGCGAATTGTCTTGCAGCTCAGATGCCGAAGCTGAGGCCCAAGACCTACAAGAAAAAAGCCAAGACTGAACCAAAAGAAAATTAAATCTGAGCTTCTTGGCCTTTACTCTATCCTTGATAGTAGGTCCTAGAGCACGCCTGAATCGTGATAGCAGCAGAATCAGAATGCGCAAGCAGAAACACATTCATGCTCGACAAAGATGCAACAGTGGGAGTTGCACTGTTCGCCTTCAACAGCACCTCTGGAGGAACCTTAGGCTTCCAAGTGAAACTGAACATCTCCCCATTTCTAGAAAAGCTGTTTGTGTTGGTGCCATCGGTTGCAGCCACTGCGGGATTCAACACGACGAACTGATCTTTCAAGATCCTGAATCTCCCTGCCTGACCAGCGCCCATGGCAAGATACGAAAAATTGCACTGAGATGCTCCACCCATGTCAGTGAAGACCTCTTCTCCTTGAGCCTGTGCACCATTCGGACGGGTGTCCTGCACCAACACCACGCGAACTCCAGCAGGAGCTCCAACATCGTTGTTATCAGAAGCAGCAGTTGACGTGACGATCCCTCTGCACCTAATCTTCTTGATCCGATACTTGGAGCCATTCACCTGCCCATATCCTGCTCCAATAGCACTTGGAATCAAAGCAGCATCAGTATAGGCCCCAACAGTTGTTCCATCCGACTGCACATAGTTTGTACTTGGAACCTCAGACCCGGTCCAATCTGCAGCGGACGAGACAGCCTGCGACTGGGACGTATCAAAATACTTCGTTTCATCCTGAGTTGGCATGTAGAGCACTGTCACAGGGGCAGCCGAACGAGAACGACTTCTCGACGGAGCGCGTGACATAGACATTCCTCTAGCGGAATAATCCGATGTACGTGTTCTAGATCTTCCACGCTTCTCCATCCTACAAAACAATTCGCATGAAATCCCAAAATTCAAATTTAAATGACCCTTCACCTCTAAAAAAACTTGGACAAATCCAAATTTCATTTCAATGAGAGGTGTTGAGCCCAAAAACGACAGAGAAGGACGTCTCTCCAACTATTTCAACCGACAAGATGATTTTTGGGCCTTTAGAGAATGGCCTCCGTGGGCGCAAGAAATTGCTCTACAGGAGCACAAGCGATACCGCGAACGATACCGTTTCTTCCTCTTTCTTGTATTCAATGGCCTTAACCCCATCACCGCAAGAATGTGGGTTGCAACGAAAGATTGTCGGGGTGATAGACACATAGAAGGCGACTACGATAAAAACGCGTGGGCACATTTAGACTCGATGGTCCGAGAGGCCCTTAGTGGAGACCTCATCAAAAAAAAGCAAGCACGCATGTATGACATGATCACAGGACGCCCAGAATAAATCAATCTTCTTGAAACTTTACTTTTTTTGGATCAATGACTGGAAGACTAGTGATATCATCTTCCCTCATACGTTTGAATGCTTCTTCAGGTTCCTCCTCCACTCCTGTGTGAACAAACTCTTCATATCTTCCACCCCAATCTCCATGAAGAGCATCAAACTCAGCTTCAGGATCATGCGCTCCCACAGCATAAATAGCCTCAGCATCTCTATGCATTCTCCTAAGCTTATCCTTTCGATCCCGAACCTGCTGCTGATAATAATCAGCCCTTTGCTGTGCATCTAAATCTTGCTCTTGCATTCGCTGACGAACTCTCCTTCCTCTCTCCTGCTGAAACCTTGCTTCTCTTGGAAATCTGACTCCATATCTAACATCATCAGCGCGCCGAGCCCTATCATTTCGAAAAACTCCAGGAACCCTCAATCTCTCGGCCTCCCGCCGAGCAATGTACTCATGATAGGGCACCCACGGGCGCCTTTGTCCAGGATCTTCGTATGGAAGTTCATATCTCCTCCTGTTCATATGAAAACTCAAAGGTGGACAAAACTACGCCCCTTTACTCAAATTCAAACTGATTCGGATTGTCCAAATCTATAATTTCTGCTGGGCGCATCTGAGGAGCCATCAAATCGACATATTCTCTCCCATCCCAATTCTGGGGGACCTGAGGCCCTTGATGCACAGCACCTGTTCTAAGAATCCTTCCATATTCTCGAAGACGTCGATTCAAAGGATTTTGATCCCAAGTCATTTGATGCGTTCTCTCAGCATTATACCAATTCTCAGGCTCCTGATTTGACGTAAAAATAATACGTCTAGAAGTAAATTGAACATATCCTCCTTTGGTCTCCACATGCAAAGGACTCCTATCCAAAATCTTGAGCAAATCAATAAATTTACAGCACCCTCCATAAAATTCATCCCAAACGACAGTCTCTTGACCGTCGTAGTCGTCCCACCACTTCGTCCCATCCTTCCAATATGCATCTTTATAATTATCACGACACCAACGAGTCTTATTCGTGCCTGTAGGTCCAATTATCACAATGATCTCCATAGCCCAATCACGTTTAGGCATTTTCAACCTCTTATACTCCTTGAACCCACGCTGATATCTAAGAAAAGAGCCGAAAAAATTATCGGCTATGTAGGCCATTGACTCGCCTCTATCGAGGGCCCGCTTCACGGCAATAAGATCAGACCTAGATCCCTGACCGGGTTTGGGAGCACCCCATTCCCAAGGACCGTCTAAACGGGTCTCATGCTTCATGGCATAATTCCTCGCCTCCTCCATAGTCCCTCTCCTAACTTCTAGATGAGCACCCTCCAAGCCTTCACAGTTGTTCTGAACCCAACCATATCTTTTTTGCCCGGTGAACTCCACATAGCCCTGATAGTGAAGGCGCGAAGTTTCATCGCCAATCTCAAGTTGATAAACACAATAGATACAATCTGGCCACTGCGAAGGATCTAAAAGAGGATACCCCTCTTGCAAAGCAGGATCATCTGGAAGCGTCACGCGAAAACACAAGTTTCTTGCGCCAGCAGCACGAGCGGCCATATCAACACCTCCTACACCCACAGGGACCCCTTTAGGCCATAAAAATCTGAAGCCACAAGTGGCTTCGAAGTTGCCGGGAATACTGGACGGCAACTTCGAATCCTCGGCCTATCGGCCTGCGGGATTTTTTTAGAGGTATGCAAACATTTTTTTTGGGATCCTCTGGCCCTTAGGAGCTCAGAAATTGTCGCTCCCTCACTTTTGGAGTTACTTACTCAACATTTACTCTTTTTTTTTTTCTAATCGCCGATTTTCGGATTCAAAAAATTTTGTCCGAGCCATAGTAAATTAAATTTTTTTCGGAGCATAGGGTCGCAAAAACATTTTATGAATGTCGGAAGAAGAGATGGCACAGAACCAAGAAGCAATTATGGACGAGAACGAACACTCGCCGGACTTCCCACGATACAGGAAACGCTTGAACATCGAAGAAGAGGAACAAGAGGTTCTCAGCGCCTCAAGCGATGGCGTGCAAGTCAATTTGACCCGCTCAAACGCCTTTGTGGCCCGTACGCCACACCCCGCTAAGCAACCCTACCAAGGATACAATCGCTATCTATTTGACGGAAGCGATGACGACGACGACCAAGATAAGGACCTTGCTTGGTTCTTCAAAAAACATCACCCTGACGTCGATAAATACAGTCAGATCGCATGGTGCAGGACTTTTGCGAATTGTCTTGCAGCTCAGATTCCGAAGGCCAGGCCTACAACATACAAGAAAAAAGCCAAGACTGAAAAAACAAATGAACACTGAGCTTCTTGGCCTTTATTCATCCCTGATAGTAGCATCGAGCACATCCATCAATGGAGATTGCTCCTCCACTTGCATGGGCCAAGAGAAAGATGTTTCCACTTGAAAGGGACGCAACAGTAGGCGTAGAACTGTTCGCCTTCAAAAGGATCTCCAAAGGAACCTTGGGCTTCCAAGTGAAAGCAAAGGTCTTTCCGGTCCTCGAAGTACTATTAGTGTTTGCTCCATCAGTGCCAGCAGCAGCAGGATCAATCTGGACCCAAGCATCCTTGAGGATTCGAAATCTTCCAGCATTTCCAGCTCCCATCGCCATGAAAGACCAGTTGTTCTGATTCGCAGTTCCCATATCTGGAAACACATCTTCTCCTTGAGCCTGAGCCCCATTTGGTCGAGTATCATGAACAAGAGCCACTCGGACAACAGCCGGAGCAGGAACATCCGCCTGATCAGAAGCAATAGCAGGAGTTATCTGCCCTCGACAACGAATCTTCTTGATCTTATACTTTGATCCATTGACCTGACCAAAGCCCGCTCCAATCGCACTTGGAATCAAAGCAGAATCCGTGTAGGCTCCCACAGTCGTCCCATCAGACTGAATGTAGTTCGTGCATGGCACCTCAGACCCTGTCCAATCAGCCGCCTGAGAAATCGTCTGCGACTGAGAAGTATCAAAATACTTCGTCTCATCTGCCGTAGGCATGTAGAGCACAGTCACAGGAGCAGCCGATCGACTTCTCGATCGCGACACAGACATAGCACGTCCACTGTACGCACTTCCTGCACGACTCCTTGATCTTCCTCGCTTATCAGAAGGCTGCATCTAAAGACAATTCGCATGAAAATCCCAAAATCAAAATCAAATTAACCCTTGCCTCTAAAAAAAACTTGGACAAATCCAAAATCAATTTCAAATGAGAGGTGTTGAGCCCAAAGACGAACGAGAAGCACGTCTCTCCAACTATTTCAACAGACAAGATGACTTTTGGGCCCTTAGAGAATGGCCTCCGTGGGTGCAAGAAATTGCTCTACAGGAGCATAAACGATACAGAGAACGATACCGCTTCTTTCTCTTTCTTGTATTCAACGGCCTTAACCCCCTCACCGCACGAATGTGGGTTGTGATGAAAGATTGTCGGGGTGATCGACACATTGAAGGAGACTATGACAGATCCGCGTGGGCACATTTAGACTCGATGGTTCGAGAGGCCCTTAGTGGAGACCTGATCAAAAAAAAGCAAGCACGCATGTATGACATGATCACAGGACGCCCAGAATAAATCACTCATCAACAAACTTTACTTTTTTTGGATCCAAAATAGGAAGATGAGCAATGTCATCATCTTCCAAAACTCGTTTGACTTGCTCCACCTCCTCCTCTTCCGAAGGAGCAAATTCTTCATATCTTCCACCCCAATCTCCATGAAGAGCATCAAACTCATTATCAGGATCATGTGCTCCAACAGCATAAATTGCAGCCGCATCTCTATGCATTCTCCGAAGCTTATCTTTTCGATCCCGAACCTGCTGCGCATAAAACGCTGCTCTATCCTCCTCTCTCATTTGCGCCATTCTTTCTTGCGCTCTTCTCCCTCTCTCCTGTTGAAACCTTGCATCTCTTGGAAATCTAACTCCAGCTCTAACATCTGCAGCACGCCGAGCCCTATCTTGACGAAAAACTCCAGGAACTCTCAATCTTTCAGCCTCTCTTTGAGCAATCCATTGATGATAGGGCACCCACGGCCGCCTTTGTCCAGGATCCTGATACGGAAGCTCATACCGCCGTCTTTCCATGTGAAAAGGTCTACAACTCGGACAATCAAGAGCCCCACAATCACAATTCATTAATATTAAAATGATTAGGATTGTCCAAATCCATTGACTCAGCAATAAATTCTGCGGGCCTCATCGGAGGAGCAAACAAATCAACATAATCTGTTCCATCCCAATGATGTGGAGCTTGATGAGCTGCATGAACTGCTCCTGTCCTCATGACCGTTCCGAATTCTCTAATTCTTCTATGAAGAGGATTCAAATCCCAACTCATCTGATGAGTTCTCTCTGCGTTATACCATTCGGAAGGATCAACATTTGACGTAAAAATAATACGCCTAGAAGTAAATTGACAATAACCTCCCTTAGTCTCCACTAACATTGGGTTTCTATCTAAAAGTTTCAAAAAATCACTAAATTTGCAGCAAGTACTCCGTTTGCAATCGAGGAGCTTGCAGCGACTTCAAAGCTACTTGAAGTCATGGGCGGCAAGCTCATTTCTACAGGAGATGGCTTACGACTTGTGGGTGATGCTGCAGCGATGGCTGGACAGCCAATCCAAGAAGTTGCTTCGCATGTAGGTAGCTTATTCTCCGCGATCACATCCGGCACAAGCGCAGGAGAATCAGTAAGCAGATTGCAGGAGCTTGGACTAATCACCGGAGCAACCAAGATCAAGTTTGAAGAGTTGGCAGCAGCGCAAAAGAAAGGAACGGCGGCAATCCTGACCGGAGAGAATGCATTGAAGCTACTCCAAGGCGTTATGAGCAGAGCACAAGGCGGAATGGCTGCACTTTCCAACACGACTGAAGGAAAACTTTCAAACATGAAAGACAATCTTACTCAGCTAAAAGTTTCGTTCGGAACTGGATTCAATGGCGGGGCTAAGATCGCATTGGACGCAGCTAACACCAAGCTACCTGAACTTTTGGCAAAGTTTACTGAGTTCGGGACGCTTATCGGTAATACGATTTCAGATGCGGTGAACGGCGATAGTCAACGGTTAATCATGGTTGGAAGCCTTATCGGTGACCTAATAAAAGAAGGATTCAAGTTGTCCCTCAGGGGTATTACAGACATCGCAGGGCAATTCTTTCTTGATTTTCTTGAATCCCAGAAATTCAACCCTTCCGGCGCAGTATCCAGAAAACTCGGATTAGCAGAAAAACACAAAATAGGGTCTCAATACCAAATAGAAGGCTCGCTTCGTGAATCAGCCGCTTCAATAAAAGAAAAATATGCCGAAGCACTAGCACTCCCGACCGCACTCCCACAAAGATCCGGCCCACATCCACGCATGCCTGGGGTTAGCTATGCACCTGAAGGATACCCAGGAATAATGGTGGACGAAAAAGGACATCGAATCATGTTCGACATCAAAACAGGCATCGACTCACTTAACAAAAAACTCGCACCTCAACCCTAAGCCATGGCAGTCAAACAGTTTCTCAACTCGTCAATCAAGTGGGTGCCTCAACCCGGCTTCTCGGTAGTCTATACCGAGAACGGCGGCATTGAGGCCTCGCAGGACATTCTGATCCGCAATGCTGATATTTCGACCGTAACGGTTTTTAACCGTGGCACGAGATGGGAGATTATTTTCCCCGAAGTTCCCACAATCTATCGCGGGCTGACAATGAAAACTTTTGACCCGACAGATCGGGGCGATGGTTTTTCAATCCTAAAATGCACCTTCACGGGGTATCAGTTTGTCGCCCCCGGATCGAGTGGTGTCGGGGATGAAGCTGTGCAAGCAACCAGCACGCTTACTGGGCAACTCACAGCCGAGCCGCTTTCTTCGCATCCAAAGTGGGAACAGCTTAACAATACTGACAAATCATTTTTAGGACAGCAAATCAATGGAGACATAACCATGAATGCAAATCTCACTTTGTGGGGAACGTATCAAGAAGATGGAATTTCTAGAGTTTTTGTCCCAGTGATTGATAACGATGGGGAAAATTACCCACCAACTGGCGATGCTCTTACGTTTGCTAGAATCATTGCTCAGGGCGACCAGACATGGGACAGGGGAGGATGGACATACAGCTACCACACCGAGTCAGAAACAGGCTTTACCTCTGCGCAGCTCAACTCACTTGGCAAGATCGTGGCCAACCCTCCGGGCAACCCTCAAGACCCCGGTGCTGGCTGGACATGGATGCTCGCATCACCCAGCCAAAGCCAATCGGGATTAGATCGGTTCATCAAGACCCTTGATTTCCGACTCATCCAAGACAACGATAAAAACCAGTTTCTCTACGACTACTGATGAAATTCAGGCTACAAGGCAGCGTTACGATACCGAAGCGCCCATCCACTGTGGGAGGGCTGATAAGCTGGGCGCGCGGCGTCAATCGAACATTGCAGGAGCTGCGCGACAGGAAGATTGTCGGCACGGTCGCAAAGGTAGGCAGCACACCATACCCATTTCAAGTGAGTGCTACTCCTGATTTGCTGAAATCGGCTCCAGGCTTGCTTGGTAGCGTCAGCATAGCATCTCAAGAAAAGGAAAATCCTGCAAATGGGACTCACTATCTGCTCGCAAAAGTCATCATAAACTCGACAACTGGAGCGATTACCAGCTCAACCGTCGAGTGGGTGACTACCATTCCAAGCGATACAACCACAAATTACCATCTTACGATTGCCCAAGTTTTACTTTCGAGTGGGTTAGTCTCATCTGCTTGCCAATTCACGTTCGGTCCAATATCAGTTGTAATTGGCGGCGGATTTAATTCAGTTTGGGCGGCTAGGTTATTATGAGTGCTATACAAAGCCAATACCCTAATAATTTCGAGTCAGTAAAAGCTGCAAAGGTGCTCTTTGTGGGAGCCTATGTAAACAATCACCCACATAGATTGCCAGTCTTACGACTTACAGGATTACTCGATTATGAGCTTGACGAAAGAGCCATAGCAACGGGATTAGATGCGCAAAAAACTACAGTAAATGTAGATTTTTCAGCATTGTCAGAATGGACGCGAGTTTTCAATGAAAAAATACCCGTTGTTAAAAGTGGACCTAACCAAAAAGTAGCTCCAACCGATCAAGGTGAGTTCAACGTTACGCAATCTTTTACGGATTTTTCGCCGCGTTTTTGGAGATTTGTTTTTGTCCTTGGTGATTTATTCGACTTAGTTAAAATCGGAGAGCAGACAGTAACCAACTACGAGAGGGACACAGACACAGATCCTTGGGTTTTTGTAGATGAAACTGTTACAGACATTGAAGGAAAATGGTTTCCATCTTTATCAAGCCTAGGTGGCGACCCAGTTTCAGGTGGTAGAGGTGCAGACAATGACGAAAATTCTGTTGGTATTTCTGTAGACGGTTTTTCTATTTACGCTTCTGTAGATCCTTTCGATATTTTTCAATCCGTTGTAGTTTATCGCTTACCTTGGGAAGATCCTTGGGAAAATGAATCTGAATTATTTTCTGACGCTTTGGTAGACTACATTGCCGCTGCAAACGCTTATTCCGGAGGAGGCTGGTCAGGATCGACAACCATGGCACTGGAATTCTCTTGATCAAATTTGACTTTCGCCACCTACCGGAAAAATGTAACCCATGACTCTTTCCGGCACAGAAGTTCGTTACGGCATGATTGCGACAGCCGACCCCGGCGCGGTCAATGTTTCTGGTTCTCAAACAATCGGCACACCCCTTGCATCTCTCATTTACACAGACGCGCCGACCGTCGCCTATTCGATGGCGATGATCATTCAGCCTAGCGGCGTGCTTACCCTGAACACGTCCACCGGCGCAG